ATTTTCAAAATCTAAGTAATTAAGCGCATTGTCCAAAAAGATCCAATAATTTAGATATGCATCTGCCATTTTAAAGGTTAGAGTAAATTCCCTAGTGAATAGATCTGGGATCGGAGTAGAATTTTTATACTCCTGTCTTTTACCCAACAATCTAGTTTGAGAAACCGGCTGCATTGACCACCCTGAAAAATCTATTCCCTGCACAGTAGATGACATAAAATCCTCTATTGTATCGTAAGGTAAGATTAGACTCTGATAGTATTTCTTATATTTTTCCTTAACCTTCTCTGCGAAAAAATCAGGTGGAAATAAAAAAACAAATCCGTTATTTCTAGCATTTAAAATCATTCCTTTTATTTTTTATTTTTCTTAGCCTTTCTAGCTTTAGCTGCTAGGTCTTTATCGGCCCCTCCCCATGTGCCAGATGATTTAGTTGCGAATGAATTAACTCTGGCCATTGCCCATTGATGTTGACTTACTCCAGGACGGTGCCCAGTTCTCCACGCAGCAAGTCCTCTATTATAAACCTGTTTTAAGATTCCTTTTGGAATCCCAGTTTTCTCAGATTTATTCTTTAAAGCAGTATCCGTATTTGAAGATTCTACTAAGTATTCTAAAAATGTAAAGATTTTCATTTTTTATTTAATTGTTTTTTTACTTCTCTCCTGACGCTCTCCATCTTTTTAGCATAACTAGGATTCTTTTTTCGATTAAACACTATTTGCTGATTTAAACTTCCGGATATCCTCTGCATGTTTCCTCCTCGGGTTCTTATAAGCCATTTGGCTAATTCCTTTACTCCAAGCTCTTTAAATTTACCATTAGCATCGGGAGCATCTGAATCGTGCCATTTTGGAGCACCTTTAGGTCTTCTTGTATTTTTTCTAGCTTCATTTAAAACATATTCATCAAACTTTAATATCATTTTCCGAACATTTTTTCAAAATTCTTAGTGTGTTTACTCTTTTGAGTTCCCCATCGTTTACCGGTCTTTTGATTATAATCGGCCTTCCATCCTCCTTTAGGATCGCTTGTATATGCAGAAGGATCGTCCTCATCCTTATCTGCATGTTTCTTAATCTCGTCCTTCATGGCTTTAGCGTCTCTAGTTAAATACACAGGATTAATCTTCTTCTTTTCAGTTAAATATTGAGAATAGCTAAGTACCTCAGCCGTTTCATTTACTTTATTAGATTCCTCCCTAATAATCAATTCACCTAATACTTCCAATCTACCAACTTCTCTCTGAAATTCTATCTGAGTCATGGAAGTAGATATTTTCTTATACGTCTCATTAAATTCCTTCTTTGCCTCAGCTAAATCAAATTTACCAGCAGCTGCTTTCTTATAGTAAGGAAGTTTAACTTTAAAATGGTGCCAAGTTAGAAGAGCAAGCCCTCCTTTTTCCTTTGCATTATTTACAATCTTTTCAGCACCAGCTTCTCTGGTATCTGCAAACGATTTAAATTCTTCATTTTCCATTTTCCTTTATTATTTTTAAAGTTAAATCCCCTGTTCCTTTAATTAGTCGGTGCCAAACTCCTGATTTAATCTCAATTGAATTAGCTATCATTTCAGGTAATTGATCTTCGACCTGTATCATCCAATCAGTTTCCTTAATTGAACTTATAATTCTATCCTCTGCATCTCGATGCCAAGTCAAGTCTTCTGAATCAGAATCCTGTCTAAAGGTTCTCATAACATAATTATCTATTTCAGTATCAGAATAAATCATTACCAATATCCAGGATAAGTTTTTCCTCCCCAAAGGTGAGCATATCTATTGATTCTACACGCCCAGTAACCAGCCATTGTTCGATCCTTTTTTTCAGCACATCGATGTCGAGCAGCAAAACTTTTTCTAGCCTTTGGATTGCTTACCTTTGCACTTAATCCAGGATCTCCGAACTGTATCTTTTTAATGTTTCCAGTTGATGGATTTTTAACGTATACTACGTATTTCTTAGATCCTCCACGCATTGGTCTTCCCAATTCAACTTCTCTGCCTTGATACTTGGCCTCTTCAATTGAAAAATCTTCTAAAGGCATATCTAATGGAACCTCCGCTCCTTGATATACACCGGTTTTGCCAAGATCGGTAGTCTCAAATAGATAACCATCGAGTCTTCCTAACTCAAGAGATCTCATTTCAAAAAGCATTCTGGCCTCTACTAATAATTTAATGTGAGCAGAGCTGCCTGGTCTATATACAGATTCAGTGATTGACATGCCTCGATCAACGTGATATTGCAAAGACTCTGAGATTTTAGATTCTCCTAGGTATCTGCTAAAGCTTTTAATTCTAGTTATCATTGTATTAATATTGTTTTATCATCTATTACCGATCCCATTTTAAAAGATCCTCGGTTAACTAGGCAGTCTCTAAGCTCAGCCGAAATCATATTTTTTGGATCATTATCAATATAGCTTTTAGAAATAGTATTATTTGTTCCGTGATATTTACACTCAATTAATTTAGAGTTCTTTATAAAATTAGATGCAATCACGTCACACTCTTCTAATTTTGAATTTCTAATCTCGCATGCATTAAACAAACAGTTTTTAGCATCTGCCTCGATAGTACAATTATAGAACTCAATTCCCTCTATTACGACATTTTTATCTATCTTTGCTCCCTTTACCTGAAGCATTTTTCTAGAGTTGTCCCAGTTGATATCAGCAACATGAACTCCTCCAAAAACAACTAAATCGAATATTTTTTCTCTAAAAACCGGATATGTGGATTCAATTAAAAAGTCTTGAGATCTAAGATCATGATATAATTTAATGTTAGGATAATTGGATTTTAAATTCAATGGATTTTTGGTGCTTTCTACCGCTCTTTTATATTCTTCAATTAAAGAATTTAATTTAGATCGCTCATCAATGTCATAAGTAAAATTTTCAGATAGAGTATTGTATATCCGGTTTATGATAGAATTTATAGTCTTCTTCGCTTCAGTCTTCTTCTTTTGATAGTCTTTTCCTCCGATATATGTTATTTCAATTATTCCTTCGTTTATTTTATTAAATTGATGTCCAAAGAAATCTGATTCTGGAAAATTGAATTGGCTTGAATCCGCCTTTTCAATTATTGAATTTGAAATATATGAAGTATATGGGTTTTTAGAATGAAAGTAGAAGTAATTACCTTGAGGTATTTTTTTCCTTTCAGTTTCGTCGGTGTTCCACGATTCTAAAATTTGATCTTCATTCAGGCCAATTAAATACTTAAATTTATTTAATTTTGATATTCCAAATGGTAAATTTAGTTTATGTTCATTCATTGAGATACCTACAGTGAGCTGGCACCGATCATCGGTTTGACCAAAGTGATCAATTATGTTCATGCTCTGTAACATTAGTCTCATTGCATCATGGTATGGTAAAAGACCTGTTTCAAAAATAAAGGTCTTAGACGAATGAGAATATTTATTGGAAAGCTTAAACACCTCAGTGTTAGGTTTAAAGGACTCATCTACTCCCTTAAACCATTTTACCTTCTTGCCAGTATTGTTTGCAATCTTTGATGCCATGTCCCTTCTTCTGAGAGGAGACTTAAATTCAAACTTAAATGATAGGCTTGAATTTAAATAAAGGTCGCTTCGATCTAATCCAAATTCCATTTATTAGTCAATATCTTTAGATTATTTATTTGAGATTAATTGTATTTGATAAACAATATCAAAATCAGTATAGATAATTCGCGATCCAATTTGATAATTTCGGTATAAATAATATAAATTACATCTAATATAATGCCAAGTCAATTTTCGCCGTATAAGATATTAACCTCATTTAAGGCAACAGTAGAGGATATTACCCTAGATACTATTAATTATCTAACTGCTAGATTCAATCAGAGTAAGGTGGTATTCACGGCAGCGTCTCCATTTGGACAGATTCTAATCGTAATAGAAAATCTAACTCAATTAATATTCTATTATATAGAAGATGCAATAACTGAATTAAATATAAATGAGGCAACAAGATTAACTTCAATTTATTCCCTGGCTTCTCTGGCCGGGCATAATCCAAGTAGAGCAACTTCAGCGATCGGAGAAATATCCTTAACGTTAGAAACTGACGAAACAGATCTTCCTGCAGATTATGTTATCATTTCAAATTTAAGCAGATTAGTAAGTCAAAATAATGGATTGATATATCTACTGGATTTACCTCAAGATCAAATAAAATTTTCACTTAGGGGTGAAGATAATGGACTTAAACTTCAAGTAAGGCAAGGTATAGTAGAATCTCAAAATTTTACCGGAACAGGTCAGCCCTTAACTAGTTTTTCCGTAACAAGTCCGCAAAGTTATTTAATAGATAATTTTTATGTAAACGTCTATGTGAATGATCAAAGATGGAAGAGATACGAATCAATTTTAGATATTCCATTAAATTCACCGGGATTCGTTATTAAAACTGGAATAACGTCCGGGCTGGATCTATATTTTGGAAACGGTTCATACGGATTAGTTCCTCCACCTGGATCAAAGATAACCGTTGAATATATAGTAACTGAAGGACCTAGCGGAAATATTAAAACAACGAATACATCTTCAGTTAACTTTTCTTTCGACGATACAGGATTTACAATAACTGGCGAAGAAGTAGACTTAAACAAGTTTATTAAAATTAAGACAGAGAATCCTCCTTATTTTGGAACCAATCCTGAAAGCTCAGATCTCACTAGATTA